AGCAGGCCCGATCCGCTTTCTACAGCCAGATGGTGCAGAACGGGATCATGACCCGCGACGAATGCCGGCGCCTGGAGAACCTGCCGGTCCATGGTGGTCAGGCCGATGTCCTGACCGTGCAATCGAATCTACTACCCATCGACCAGCTGGGCCTGGGTGCCGGTGGCGCTACCCAAGTTCGCCAGGCGCTCAATGCCTGGCTTTCACAAGACAAGGTGACAGAACAATGAGCTTCAAGACTATGGCGCGCAAGCGCGTTCCCTTCATGGCGGACGAAGTGAAGGACGATGGCACTTTCACTGGTTACGCCTCGATCTTCGGCAATGTGGATCTCGGCCGGGACATCGTGATGCCGGGCGCCTTCACCAAGAGCCTGGCCAGGCTGAAAGCCTCGGGCGATCCGCTGCCGCTGCTGTGGCAGCACGATGAAACGCAGCCTATCGGCGGGTATGAAGAACTGGAAGAGGATGAGCGCGGCCTGCGCGTGAAGGGCTTCCTGCTCAAGGACGACATCCCGCTGGCGGCACAGGCGCATTCGCTCATGAAGCGTCGCATCGTGAAAGGCCTGTCCATCGGCTACTACGTATTGGCCGATAGCTGGAACGAGAAGGAGCGCACCCGCGCTCTGACCGAGCTCGATCTCCTGGAGGTCAGCGCAGTGACCTTCCCTATGAACACCGAGGCATTGATCGACAGCGTGAAGTCCCGCCTGCATGGCGGGAAGCTGCCGAGCCTCTCCGAATTCGAGGGCATCTTGCGTGAGGCAGGGTTCTCGAAGAGTCAGGCCACGATTGTCGCCAGTCGTGGCCTGAAGACCCTGCTTGACCGGAGCGATTCCGGTGGCAACGACAGCAATCTCTTGGCTTCCCTGCAAGCCTTCAACTTCAACTAATGAGGAAACTATGAATCAGATTCGCATTTTCAAATCGGCCCTCAAGGCCAACATCAAAATCTTGCTGGCGGCGCTGGCTGACTTTACCTATCCCTACGTTTTCCGTCACATGGTGCAGATGGGCGTCATCATGTGCGTGTCTGACCCCGAGCCGGTCATGAAGGAGCTCAAGCGCATCGGCGACCAGGTCAAGGAAGTCGGCGAGAAGGCGCTGAAGGAAGCCGAGAAGGCCGGTGAGCTGTCGCAAGACACGAAGAAGAAGGTCGACGAACTGCTGGTCAAGCAGGGTGAGTTGCAGGCTCGCCTGCAAGAGACCGAACAGAAGCTCGACAAGCACGCCGCTGGGCCTGCATCGTTCGAATTCAAGTCCATCGGCGGCCAGGTGGTCGAGTCCGAAGAGCTGAAGGAGTATGTCAAGGAAGGTAACTTCAAGAAAAGCATCACCGTCCAGGTGAAGGCGGTCACCAGCGCCGCGAACAGTGTCGGCGCAGCCGTGGCGCCGGATCGCCTGCCGGGCATCGTGACCCTACCGCAACAGCGCCTCACGGTGCGCGACCTGTTGTCGCCGGGCCGTACCTCTTCGAACCTGGTGCAGTACATCAAGGAAACTGGTTTCGTGAACAATGCCGGGATGGTCGCCGAGGGCACGAAGAAGCCCGAGTCGAGCATCACCATGACCGAGGCGCAATCGGTGGTGGCCAAGATCGCGCACTTCATCAAGGCCTCCTCGGAAATCATGGCTGACTTTCCGGCCCTGCAGTCGATCATCGACACGCGCCTGCGCTATGGCCTGGCCTTGATCGAAGAGGCTCAGTTGCTGAAGGGCTCCGGCGTGGGCAACAACCTGAACGGCATCTATACCCAGGCCAGCCAGTACGCCGCACCCATCGTGATCAAGAACCCCACGCGCATTGACGTGCTGCGCCTGGCACTGCTGCAGGCCGAGTTGGCGGAATACCCGTCTACCGGCATCGTGCTGAACCCGGCGGACTGGACTGCCATCGAGCTGCAGAAGGACACCACGGGCGCCTACATCTTCACCAACCCACAGTCCACGGCGCAGCCTGGCCTGTGGGGGCGTCCGGTGGTCACGACCAAGTCCATGACCATCGACGAATTCCTGGTCGGTGCTTTCAAGATGGGCGCACAGATCTTCGACCGCGAGCAGGCCAGCGTCACCATCGCGACCCAGAACGAAGACGACTTCGTGAAGAACCTGGTCACGATCCTGGCCGAAGAGCGCCTGGCCCTGGCGGATTACCGCCCGGAGGCCTTCGTCAAGGGTGACCTGACGCAGGAAGCGGCCTGAGCATAGCGGGTCAACATCTCAATATGAGGCCGGTGCCACTGGGCGCCGGCATAGGAGCAGTCACATGGACGTAAAAGTTATTGCGCGGCAGTCGCTCATGCACGGCCGCCTCAATCTGCGTAAGGGTGAGGTAGTTGAGATCCCAGAAGCAATCGCTGCCGAGTTGGAGCGGGTATCCCTGGTGAAGCGCGTGGAGACCGAGCCAGTTGCGCCTGTTGCCCCGACTAAGGGGAGCACAGCGAACACCCGTACCAGCCGCTCCAAGAAGGAGCCGGCGCCAGCTCCAGCGGGCGATGCGAATCCGAATGTCCCTCCGGGCGGCACCAATGCGAACAGTCTCATCGACGGCGCGCAAGGCGGCCAGGAAGGAATACTGGCCAACGTGGTGCAGACGTCTGCACAAGCCCCTGTTGCTGCCGGCGACCAGGAGCTGCCCCCGGATGGGATGGACGGGGCTGTAAAGGAGCTGGGCGCGGACGGTGGCGAGGGGGACTGATCCATGCCGCTCGTTTCCCTGGATGTGGCCAAGATGCACCTGAAGGTGGATGAGGTCGATGAGGATGCCAACATCGAGATCTACTTGGGCGCGGCAGAATCGACGGCCGTAGAGTTTCTGAATCGCCGGGTGTTTGAATCGGATGAGGCGATGGCGCAAGCCGTTTCCTCTGACACGGCAGGGGAAGCGCCCATGGTGGTCAATCCTGCCATTCAGGCCGCCATCCTGCTGATCCTCGGCCATCTCTATGAGCATCGTTCTGACGTGGTCGCGGTACGAGACATCTACGAACTGCCACGCGGATCACAGTCTCTGCTGCAGCCGTATCGCAAGTGTATGGGGGTCTGATGACGCTCGATGAACCGATGGCCGGCGAACTGAATCGCCGGGTGCAGATCCGGCATCGACAGGATTTGCCGCTGGCCGATGCCGAATTGGCCCATGAGTTTGGAGCAGGCCGGCGCCGCTGGGCCAAGATCGAGCCGGTGGGTGCCGCTACCTATGCCGGGAGCGTGCAGATTGATGAAAAGGTCACGCATCGCATCTTTCTGCGGCGGATCAACGGCATTACCTCCGATCATGAAATCGTGCATGGCGACCAGGTGTACCGGGTGCGAAGGTCGATGGCCATGAACGGGGCGCCGCGTTTCACCATGCTGGAAGTCGAGGAGCTCTGAGATGGCCAAAGATCAAGGCTTCTACATGCACTTTGAGGGCTTCGACGGCTTCGACAAGAAGATCGATTTCGACAAGAAGCAGATCCGCCGTGCCATGCGGCAGTCGGGGCGTGCGGTCCAGATGGCCGCCCGCAAGCTGGTGGCGAAGTCAGTGCGCTCCCAGCCTGGTGCCTATCCGGGGCGCCGGACAGGGCGCCTGCAGCGCTCGATCAAGCTCAAGGTCTCGCGCTCGGGCTTCCTGGTCCGCGTGGCGCCGCAATTGACCAGCGACATGAAGCAGTTCTATCCCGCCTTCCTGCATTACGGCGTCAAGCGCAAGCCGGGCGGTAAGCGTAAGGCAGGCGGCAAGGGCGGCGGAAGAAACCGCGTCGAGCCGCGTGGCAACTACATGGTCGACGCACTCACTGACCGCGGTGAGGAAGTGCGACGGATGTTGCAGTCAGCTTTCGCGAAAGCGCTCGTTATCAAGTAAGGAAATCCCATGAAGCTCACGCCCGTTGTCGCGCAACTGCGCGACCGCGTTCCCTTTTTTGCGCGCCGTGTTTTTGGCGGTATCGATTGGGAGGCGCTGGAGGATAGCGCCAAGCTGGCTACACCCTGCGCCTATGTGATCGTCGGCGACTCCGATGCCGAGCGCAACAAGTACCAGAGTCTGGTCGCCCAGGACGTCACCGATCAGTTTGATGTCGTGGTGGTGCTGGATGCGCCGAACGGCCAGGATCTCGAGCGCATCGATGACATCCACCTGGTGCGCAGCCTGCTGTCGCTGGCTCTGGTGGGGTGGAAGCCGATGCCTGACTTCGATCCCATCGAGTTCGTCGGTGGCCAGTTGATCCTGCAGAACCGCTCCCGCATCGTCTACCGCTTTTCCTATCTCACCGAGTTCCAGCTCGGCCGGGGCGATGGGGCAGGGCCGGCCGAGAACTGGGGCGACGTCATGCGCGATGAGCTTCCCAGGTTGGAAGGCATCAAGTTCGAATTGGACGCCATTGATCCGATGGCAGACAAAAACCTGAAGTACCCCGGCCCGGATGGGCGTATTGAAATCACCATTAACCAGGAGTTTACAAGTGAGTAATGACCGCTCCATGTTCGTCAAGCCGGGCGAAGGACGTGTTGTCCATGATCCCGAGCGCGGCGAAGACCTGCCGGCCGAGGGCCGAAGCGTACCGCGTACCGCTTACTGGGTGCGTGCCGTCAATTCCGGCGACGTCGTTATCGTTGAGAGCGATGGCGCTGCCGGTACCGCAAAACCGGCCGTCAAGTCGGCTGCAAAGCCTGCCCAGGCTGAAGGAGAGTCGCAATGACGGTTCCGTTCAATAACATTCCGGCCGATGTCAACGTGCCGCTGTTCTACGGCGAGATGGATAACAGCATGGCCAACAGCGGGGTATCGACGCTGCGTCGCCTGCTGATCGCCCAGGTCAACGATGACCAGGTGCTGTTGGTCAACCAGATGCAGCCGATGGCCCGCGTCAGTGACGCGGTCGCGCTCGGTGGTGTCGGGTCCATGCTCGCGTCCATGTATGCCGCCTGGCGCAAATCCGATCCTGCCGGCGAGGTGTGGGTGCTACCGGTGAAGGTCACGACCGGAACTGCAGCCGGCGGCAAGGTCACCTTCGAGGGGGTAGCGACCGAAGGCGGCCTGTTGAACTTGTACGTGGGCGCCACGCGCGTGCGGGCCACGGTGGTGATCGGCCAGACGGCAGCGGAGAGTGCCGCTGCCATGGCCAGCGCGATCAATGCCGTCAGTCTGCCGGTCGTGGCTCAAGCGGCAGCAGGCGTGGTGACGCTGACCTGCCGTTGGAAGGGCGATACCGGTAACGACATCCGGCTAGCCATGAACTTCAAGGGCGCTTCGGCCAACGAGAAGACGCCGGCCGGGGTGAGCGTTACCCTGACGAACCTGACGGGCGGCACGGGCTCGCCGGATCTGGTGTCGTTGCTGGCGCTGGTGGGCGATGAGCCGTTCGAGTTTATCTGCCATCCGTATTCGGACTCGGCCAGCCTGGACGACTTCAAGGAGTGGATGAATGACAGTTCTGGCCGCTGGTCCTACGCCCAGCAATTGTGGGGTCATGTCTATACCGGTCGCCGTGGCACGATGGGCCAACTGTCCGCCTTCGGGAAGGAGCGCAACGATGCGCACATGACCATTGAGGGCTTCGAGCCGACCAAGCCCGATTTGATCTGGGACGACGTGGCCGCCTATACGGCTCGCCAGGCAGCGTTCATTTCAGCCGATCCGGCGCGTCCTACGCAAACCGGTGAGCTGGTCGGATCGACTCCGGCGCCATCGGGTGAGCGTTTTCGTGTTCCTGGAGCGCAGCGCGCTGCTCAAGAATGGCATCGCGACGCAGAAGTATGCGGGCTCCTCGGTCCAGATCGAGCGGGCGCGC